GCAGGTTAGCTGTGTAACCTGGGTTGGTAGCTGCCACGTAGCTCAGCAGCTGGGCCAGCAAGTCATTGGGGTTCTGAGGCTGAAGACCCGCGCTCGTCACCACCGTAGGCAGAGTATTTGTCGTCATACGGCCACCGTTGTCTGAAGTTTAGTGCCGTTGTTCAGCACCGCGTTGATGTTGTAGGTCGGGGTTGAGCTCGCCTGCTTGGCAATAGACAAGCTGGCGAAGTAGCTGGCGAAGTACTGCTGATTCAGGTTGACGTAATAGTCAGGAAACACCTGCTCAATGACCGCCCGCTGCGCCGGGATACCTCGGTCGGCATAGAACGGGCTCTCCCCCAGGTTCAATTTCAGGTTCTGACACAGCGTCGTCAGCCAAACGTAGTCGTCGCTACCTGTGCTGTCAGTCTGCACCACCACCCACTTGGGGTTCCCGTTGCTGTCGTAGGTCCGTCCATAGGTCCTCAAGGGTTTCTCCTTAGTTGCTCGGGGCGATGCTACCGCCGGTGAATGGGGTATTAGGCGTGGTGGTCACTGCCGTGGCGCCTTGCGCGGTGTGCTGGTGCGAGTTGGCCCAGTTGACCAGCGCCTGCCAAGCCGTTGCCATCACAGTGGGGCCTGTGTTATGCGACCCATCAGTCAACGACAGAGACGGTGCTGAGATAGCCCCTGAGGCTGAGCCTGACAGGGTATACGCCCCCGAGCTATTGAGCGTGAACGTGCAACCCCCGCAAGTAGCCTTGATCTGCGTCGGACTCACCATGCTGATGCTAGTCGGGGTCAGCGTGATCACGCTATTCGACCCCGTGTCACGCATTACTACGCCATTGGGGCCGTAGATGGTGACTGAGTTCTGGTCGACGCTGGACCAGAGGGCGTTGCCAATCGGCAGGAACACTAACGCCCCGAGATTGGAGGGCACGGTTAGATCCGCCACGGTTCCACCCAGGCCACTGATCCCCCCGAGGCGTGCATCGAGTGGGACCACCACGCCCTTATCTCCGACCTGTATGGGGTAGCGAATGTACTCCGGGCCGAAGAGGGGGATCGTCACTTGTGGCAGGGTGAAACCGCTTTGGACCTCAAACTTCACTGTCACAATAGCACCGGCTACGCTTACCACAGAGCAGGGCAAACCCTTACCGCGTTGCTGGATAGCGTCGCCTACCCGCTTCTCAGCTACTGCGTTAATTGACCGCTGGAAGGGGGTTTTTTGACTGTTGCTCATTATATCACGACCCCTCTGGTAGTTGGACAGCGTCGAAGATGGTCACCCAGGCAGAGGCATCACGCTGGCGGTAGTTTCCCACGTGGCGCACCCGGATCACCTGGAAGGTGCTCCTGAAGGTAGCCTGGTTCTTGTACTGCGAGTAGGTCTGCGCCGTGACCACGATGGGGGATGGGGGCATCGTCACGTAGTCGTTCACGTTCAGGTCGGCCCTGACCGCGCATTTGAACTGGATGGTGCCAAAATCCAGCCAGGTGGGCTGGCCAATCAGGTCGATAAACTTTAGCTGCTGGGGCTTGCCCCGGCTGGTGCCGTCGTAGACGACCACTTGGTTGTTGCGTATCACCATGTCTACACCGGGGTAGTTCCCCTGGATCAAGGCTTGGGTGACCTGCTTCAGGTACTGAGCCAGCTGGGTAGCCGTCTGGAAGTACGCCACCTCATCAGCTGGAAGCACCAGGTTCGGGCTGATGTTGATTACTGGCGCCTGGTAACCTGGGAAGGCGGCGGTCAAGGTCTGGGCCAGCGCCGCAGCTAGCTGGGTACCGGCCTTCCAGTCCAGCACGATGTTGGCCGGCGCGTCTTGGGCACCGACGTATGGCTGGATGACGAAGTCCAGGCACTGATTGGTCTCCTGCCAGTTGCCGAAGGCCTGCTGAACCGTTCCCTCCATGATCAACCCACGGTAGGCGGGGTTGGCTAGGGGGAGCCCAGCAGCCATCCCGGCGTACACCTGGATCTTGCTGCCGTTGTAGTTTCTGGCTTGCGAGATATCTACGATGCTGATGCCCCAGACGCGCAGGAAGGCTGTTCCTGCAGGTTCTGCCATGGCCCAGACCGGGAAGTCAAACTCGATCTGCAGCGCCCCCAGGTTGGTCGTCCCGTCTGGGTTCAGGCTGCTGAAGCGCTTGGTCACCGCCGGTTGGTTACTGGTACCAGCAGGGCTGGTGATAACAATCTCGTAGTACCTCATGGGTTGACCTCGAACTGGCCAGTGGACTCACGATAGACGAGCGTGCTGGCAAAGTACCCAGCCACCATGGAGATGTCGTAGCTGTCGGGGCTCTCAATCAACGGAATGGCTAGCACCAGGGTGCCATCCACCTGCGTGATGTTGACGTAGTATCTTGCCCCAAAGACGTTCCAGGTCACGGTAACCGTGTAGGTCTGGCCATCAAGCGTAGCATTAAACTGGAAATTTGACGTCGTCGAGGGCGCGAAGTCGATGTAGGTTGTCATGGTTAGCCTCCTGTTCCCAACCCGGCTGGTACGCCAGCCAGCGAGCCTGTGGTGCCAGCCATGGGTCCCACTACCGAGGAGACACCCCCTTGAGACGCGCCAATCAGCGACGACGGACCAGACCAAGTCGGTGTGGATCCGGTAGGCAGCCCACTGGCCAGCTTCGACATTAGGGAGTTGAGCGCGTTGGTGGCAGCCACCTGGGTAAGCAGCGGCTGCTCGAAGTCCCACTGCCAGGTCTGCTGGCGCTGCTTCGAGTCCCCGCTGGTGGCGTCGCGCAAGCCAAGCAGCACACAGTTGGTGTAGATGTAGGTGGGGGTGACGACCGTGAAGGTGCCGCCACGTGCCACATGCAGGTCCAGAGTTTTCTTCAGGGCTGACATGGTCAGAAACTTCGACAGGTACCCGCCTGACCGGTTAACCGGGATGTGCATCAGCATGGAGACCGGCAGCGGTTGGGCGATGATTGCGTTGGCTGCCACGGTCTGGTTAGCAAACGGGTACTGGCCAATCTGGTTGCTCATCAGGCTGGCCCCCGGCGCCGGTACAAAGTGGGCGAAGTAATCGTCGGGGTTTGACAGCGTGATGTTGCCGCTAAGCAAGCCACCCACGAAGTTGGAGGCCTCGGTCAAGGCTACAATGGGGAGCATCTGACCCGGCACCAAGTCAGCCACCCCGTTGGTCAGGATGATGGGGGACAGCTCAAAGCCAAGCTGATACCCAATTCTCAAGAAGCTACTCATTGCGCTACTCCTGCAGCGTTCGTGGCTGCGATGACGTCTGAGCCAGGGGTGTGGGACAGCACAACACGGACCTCGCGCTGGGTCTCAGCCGGCGCATGCGACAGCCAGCCCTGCGGGCCGTACTTCGCCACGGCAGCGCGCACTCGGTCCTCGCGCCAGTTGTAGGCGCCCACTGCCTGTGCCAGGTCCCCATGGAAGCGCTTCATCAGGTCCGACATGTAGCGAGCGGCCGCGGCTGCTGAGGCACGCAGGTCATTAGGGTCCCGGAGCCCGTACTGGGCAGCGGTGGCGTCCATGAACCCGAAGTGGCCCTTGGCGCCAGCTGGGGACAGCATGTTGGCTCCACGGCTGGACTCAGCATACCAGAGGTGGTCGAGGAACCCTCGTGGCAACCCACGCTTGCGCTCCAGCTCAGAGAAATACGCCTGGATTGCCCGCTTGTTGGCAGGTGCAGGCGGCACCGAGGCTCTGGCCGGGGCGGGTGGCGGTTGGGTAGCTGCGACTGGAGCGGCACCTGGGCTCAAGGCACCAGGTCCACCCGCTAGCTCATTGGTCAGGCCATAACGTGCCAAGATATCACGCTGCGCCTGGATCTTCTGCTGGGCGGTGCGCAGCACCAGGTTCGGATGCAGCTCGACCCAGCGCTGCAGCAACTGGCCGTTGGTAGCCTGGCGGCTAGGGCTCTCCAGGAAGGACTGGATGGCACCGGCCAGCTTGGGGTCATTCTGACGGATGCTCTCAATCTTAGCCAGTGAGCTGGCCTTGAGGGTTTTCTCCTTGCCACCGAACATCTTGCCAACCGACTCAGCAAAGCCCCAGAGGGCACCACCAGCTCGGTCAAGGGCTTCGAGGAACGCTGACGAGTCTTTGGCAAAGTCCCCCGACTTGAGGTACTTGGCCAACTTCTCAATGCCGGTAGCCAGCTCATCTACCCACTTGTGCACCGTCTTGGTTTCGAGCAGGGTGTCAATGGCCTTAGCCACGGCATCTGACAGGTGGCTGATCGGTCCAGCCAGTGGGGCCAGCTTCTTGACCAAGACGTTCTCAATCTCAAAGCCGGCGCGCGACAACTGGATGGAGAGGTTCTGCCACTGTCGCTGCGTGTTGTCACCGATGGCCAGGGTCTTCTCGTCCTGAATCGAACGGCGGCGCATGTCCTCAATCTCTTCCTTGCGCATCTTGCCCAGGCGGGTCAGCTCTTCGATGGACGCGTAGTCAGTCAGGAAGGGGACGTTGGCTGCTTGGCCCGGGTTCTGCTCATAGCGCTTGCGCAGGTTGGGGATGAGCTGACGCAGCAGCTCGGCATTGTTCTTCTTGGCGATGTCAGCCTCGGTGATCCCGTTGGCGTACAGGCCCGCCCGTTTAGTGACGTCGTTCCTGGCCTCATTGATCTTGCCCAGTAGACCCTCTACGTCGACAGCCTTGCCGTAGTTCAGCTGCAATGCCTTGAGCTGGCCACTGGAAACACCAAAGCCCTGCGACTCGCGTCGCGCTGCAGCGGCGGCCCCAGCCAGGCGCTCAATACCGAAGAGGCCGCCAGCTCCCACCAGCCCCGAGATAACCCCCGTGATGGAGGCCCACTTGAGCAGCGACTCAGTAGCTGAGAAGATGTTCTTCGCCAAGCTAGCGGTGCCGCGCACCAGGCTGCTGACGGTGCGGTCAGCCGCCTTAAGACCAACCACGAGCTTGTCGGTGTTGGTCTTGGCGGCCTTGAACGATGCCGAGGTGGCATCTACCTGCTTGGAGAACTTGGCGAAGGGGGACATGGCTGCCTGGACGGATCCGCCCACCATGCCCCACTGACCCGGGAGCTTCTTGACAGCGTCCTGGTGCTTTTGAAAGATATCTTGAAACTTCTTAAACTGACTGTCATCCACCTCAATTTGGATGATGCTCTTTGCGGCCATTATAACCCCCGGCTTAGTATCTCCTTCAGCGTCTGGATCAGGTACCGCTGACGGAACTCATGGGCGGAGCGGTACTGCATGTCATACCGCCCCATGAACTCCTCAAAGCCCTCGTCAGCGATCCAATCTAGGATGGCACTGACGAGGTGCTCACCGTCTCGCCAGAACTCTCGCCCTCGATCGATATCGGCAATGAGTTGGCGAACTCCGTAGCATTCAGCAATGACAGTAGCGAGCTCCACAGTTGGCAAGCCTGGTCGAGGATTGGCTGTACCTGGGATTTTCTGTGCATCGCTGAGGCGCATGTAAAAAAAGCGATCATGCCCTCAATCTCGGAAACGTCATCCGGATGGAGCAGATCACGCGCCACGGCCGAAGCTAGCGGCATGGTGACCCAACCTTCCGGACCTGGCATGATCACGTTTGACAGCCGGCGAATCTCGTCAACAAGGCTCTGAGCAGGTCCCGGCGTGCCCTCAATCTCCCAGATACCGAGATCCTCTGCAACCTTGCGGAGCATCAGCATGGCCACACGTGGGCCAGCTACGACATTCAAACCTTCAGAGTACAGAGCCGCGAAGGTCTTCGAGATGAGCATGAAGTTCGCCTCGAAAACCTCCCGACTAATGGGGGTGGAGTGGACATAAAGCATGCCCTGCTCTTCTGTCTGCACGGCCACGACCAAATTCAAAGCCTTATTGATTTTCATGGTTAGGCAAGGTTCCACAGGCTGGAGTTGATGTTGTAGTAACCAGTCAGCACAACCACGTAGCCAGCGTCTTCACCGGCCATTGGCAGCTCACGGATACTCAAAATCGACCCATTGTTGATGTAGTAAGACGGCAGCGTCGAGGCATCGGGGATGACGTTGAAGTCGCCGATGACCGAGTTGGTCTCAATCTGTTGCTTGTACAGCGCCGACAGGTTCTGCGTGCGAAGCAGGTTGATCGTCACCGACACCATCTGGTAGGGCTCACCAGAGTTCACGATGCCGGTCATAGTCGGGATGCGCGTCGTGATGTCACCTTCAAGGGCCAGCGAGATGCCGGCCTTGCCCAGATATGGGGCGGTGACGTTCAAAGCGGGGAACCCCGGGATGTTGACGCTCGCACGCAGCCGGTTCAGGGTGCCCTGGGCGATAAGCGGGTTACTGGCCATTGCTCAGCTCCTGGTTAGGCGACGAAGTTCGTCACGTTAAGGTTAAACACGATCTGCTCGAACCCGCGCAGCGGCGTGTAGACTGCCGCAAGGCCGGCGTACTTCCCGATGGCGTAGTCGGACGGGTTGAGCGAGTTGTAGTTGGCGAACGGGATCGCGTTGACTGCGCACTGGCCGGCATAAGCACCATTGCCCAGCGCCGTGGCGAAGTCGGCCCCGGACAACTGACTGGCCGTGACATTGCCCAGGACCAGCCCGTAGGCGATGCCTCGGGTGAAGGTTTTCTGCGCGCGCACCTGCAGCCGGTTGATGCCCTGCTGGTTGTAGTACAGCGGCGCCAGCGGGTTGTTCGAGCCGTTGATGATCTCGTTGGAGATGTCAAGCTCCAGATTGATCTGGGTCCAGTCTACCGAGTACCAGTAGTTGAACGGGTTGCCGTCGCACATGTGGCCCCAGACCAGCATGGTGTTGCTGATCCCGCCCTCAGCACCCGTAACGACGTAGTTGACATTGTTGGTCTTGAAAGCGGCGGCCTGCGGACCGGTAGCCGGATAGACGGTAACACCGGTCAGGTAGCTGAAGCACAGCGGGGTAACCTGATTCGAGGGGCTCGGGTTGTAGTTCAGCGTGCGTTGGAAGACCGAGGCCAAGGTAAATTCCGTCAACGGGCTGCTAACGTTGCTCGTGACAGCCGGGGCCTCAATCATCATGAACACGCATTTCAGCGGCGTGCTGGTCCCGTTTGTTACGAAGCTGCTGTAGGTCGACAGGGTCACCGTGGTGAAGAAGTACTTCTTCGCTGTCAAACCGGTGTAGGTCGCCATCAGCTGCACGTACGTCGGCTCGGCATCCCAGCCACGCGGCACCAGGTACGAGTAAAACTGGTTCGGGTTTGCCGTGTCGTAAGCCGCCAGCGCGGTTACGCCCTGCGCCGTGGTGCCGGCACCCAGCTCCAGCACGTAGACGCTGGTGTTCGACCCTTGGGCGAAGAACGTGTTGGCCATCTGCTGCAGCATGATGGAGGCGTACGGTACCCACGTGCCTTGCACCGTCGCAGCACCGGGGTTGGTGGTCAGCGGGTAGGTGAAGGTGTTGGCGCCGGTCACGGTGCAGGTGAAGGTACCATTGTAGCCGGTGGGCGTGAACCCGGCGATGGTCAGGCTCACCGTCGAGCCATTGGCCAGGCCATGCGGGTTGGTGGTTGTGATGGTTACCACGCCAGTCAACCAGGCAGCGCTAGAGATGGCGGCGGCCGTAGGCAACAGCGGGGTCAGGTCCGACTTCTGGGTCAGCAGCGAGGTGCTGCCTGCTGCCAGGTTGGTCCCACCCTGCGTCACCAGCGCCCCCGTCCGCTGCAGCGTGCTAGGTGCCGGCGGCGTGGTCTGACTGACGTTAAGAATGACGATGTTCGGTTGGGTCATGGCTTACCCCTTACTGGAAGCTGACAGCCAGCACCTGACCGGTGCCCGGGGTGACCACGAGGCCGTTGGCAAAGGGCATATCGAGGTCGATGACGCTGACAGCATTCGGAATTGCAGCCAGCTGGTTGCCTACAGCAGCGGCGCCCGTGGTAGCAGCGTCGTTCACGCTGCCGGCGGTAGAGCCGGCGGTAATGACCGAGATCTTGGCCACACGGCCGAAGCTGTTTTTGATCACGGTAGCCGCGGTCACGTTAAAGGTAACGGTCAGACCCTTACCGACCAGCTGAGCGCCGGTCTGGTCCAGGTTGGCCGGTTGCAGCGCGCGGGTGACGGCGTTGCGGAAATTAAGGAACTGGTTTACTTGAGGCATGGTGCGTCTCCACAGGTTGACAATCGACCTACTCGGTCGGGAAGTACGACGGGACAGCCTTCGCAATCAGCTGCCGCGCCAAATTTTGAACACGGGTTTGGTAGTAGTTTACACGCAGCTCGAGGACCTTGCAGTTGGCCAGTGCGTTGATCTCATTCTGAGGTCTCTTCTCCTCTTGGATGATCGGCATGTTCATGATGCCGAACAGGTCCCCATCTAGCGATGCCTGGAAGATGCGATCTTGCAGGTCCAGCGCTTGATTGTTGCGTAGGCCAAACATCGTCAGCCGCACCGTGTCCTCTACCAGCTGGTAGTGGTTGGACAACTGGTCAAAGCTGGGCGCCATTTGGATGGCCTGCGTCTTGCTGGGCTCGATATGCGCCGCGATGTAGGGCGGTCGGACGTTCGAGGGCATGGCGAACGACGGGTAGATTGGCACGGCACCGCTAAAGCTCAGCCAGATGGGTAAGCTGTTGGACACCACCAGGGTCTTGGTGTCCAGCTGGCGTGGGTCATCGATGATCTGGCTCAGCATCGTGGGGTAGATGGCCTCGCCACGGTAGTGGTGAAGATCTGCCTGACGATAGTACGCGTCACGCGAAGAGAAGGCAAACTTGATGCCATCCACCTCCGTCAGGTAGAGCACCGTGTCAGAAATGACGTTGAACTCATCAATTGGAGACTGCGCCGTGAAGATAGCACGGTTCCAGCCATAGTTCTCCTCAGCCGTTTGCAAGAACTCAGTGGAGTAGTGGAAGCTACCCTTGACCTGAACGGTGAAGGGCGGAGCTGCGATCGTAGCCTCTTGGTCATAGGACGAGGTATCGAAGGCGCTGGCACCAAAGGTAGCTGAGCTGCTGAGCAGTGAGGAGGCCACCCAGAACACGAAGCCATCCAGCGGCAGCACGACCTGCTCGTACTTGGTGAACGTCAGGACCTGGTTGTAGGACAGGGTCTCAAGCCCGGCCTCAAGCCCCGCGTTCAACTCCGTTGGAAACTGCTCGTTCAAGCCTGGCATATCATCTGCTCCTGGTCCTATTTACTCTTCCACATCTTAAAGCTGGCCTGGTACTGCCCCGTGTCGATGAAGGAGGGGCGTCGCTGGCCAGTCCTTGGGTCCTTCAGGCGGTGGTTGATGCCTTCCAAAGCTGCCTTAGTCGGGACCCCTGCCACGCCAGCCTGGGCTATCTCCTCGCGATCCAGGAACCCCCTGAAGTCGCTTTCAAGCTGGTCAAAGGCCGTGCGTAGGTCAAGATCCGGTGATCCTCCCATCAGGAAGGTCTCCATGGCGCCGGCGGCGGCATTTTCCAGCTCAGCCGCTATTTTAGCACTATATTTGTCAGCAAAAACCGCCATGATGCCATATTGGCTCTCAAGCTCCTCCGCCACGCTCCCAGTGGTCGTGGTAGCCAGGGTGGGCTCAGCAGGTTTTGGTGGCTTCTTGCGCTTGGTGATCTTCTTCGGGGGACTCGGCTCGCTGTAGACGCGGTAAGGCAGGTCGATAACCCCGAGGTTGATGATCATGTCAGCCCCCAGTTGGTACCGTAGGCTTGGGCAATCTGGATGTACCAGCGGCCGTACGGGGTCTTCAGCTGCTGCAGATTAGCCAGCGTCAGCTCCTTCATAAACTCCGGGGTCAGCTTGGACTCCGATGTGGAGCTGTCCGCGCTGGCCTGAATTACACCGGCGGTGAAGGAGTTGAGGTTCATCGTCTTGCGCAAGTTCGCGAAGTAGGACGAACCTGTCTGGTCAGGTGCCCAGTTAAGCAGGTAGTCGCCACCCAGGTTGTAGACCGCTTGGTTGTATAGGGTGGGGGAGACGGTTTGAATGACCGGCAGCACGATCTCCAACGCGTAGTTGAAGGCGTCGGTGATGACCGGCGACGTATCAGGGAGGGCCGACGTCGGCACCCCCATGATGTTCCGGATGAACAGCTGGAAGTCAGCCAACGTCGGATTCATGATTAGCCTCGCGCGCGGCGGCTGCGGGAGCCAGGCTTCTCGACGGCCACAGTTTCGTTAACCGTGGTATCGGCGTCCGGGCGGCGCTCTTCCACAATCTCTACCTCCAGGCTGGAGTGGTGGAGGCCAGTTTCTTCACCCAGCTGGTCCATGGCAGCGTCGGTGGCAAGGGCGGCCTCTTTGCGACGCTCCTGGGCATTGCGGTCCAGCGCGTCGTTGTTCTGCTCGATGGCAGCCTCGATGCGGCTGGTGGTGATCGGCTTGTCGAAGGCGTAGACCAGCCCAGCGTAGCCCGGGTTGCGATCAAGCTCAGAGGCCGGTTTGATGCCATACATCTCGTGTTGGTGAACGATCATTTCCAGCTGATCACGCGGCGCTTCCTGCCAGATCTGCTGCTGGGTACCCGGTTGGATGTTCTGAATCAGCGGACGGCGGGAATCGGGTGCCCAGTAGTGGAACTCCTGCACTTGCTTGGATGCGTTGGCGACGAACAACTTAGCCATTTGTGTCTCCTTAGGTGTCAGCGCCCGGGGCCGAAGCCCCGGGACCTTGAGCCAGCTTAGAAGCCGGCCGAAATGATGGTGGTAGCTTCCGGACGGACTGCCCAGCCCGAGGTCACACGGAGCTCGGACAGCACGTCGATGGCACCACCAGGCAGCGGAGTCGGGATCTCACGCGGTGCCGGCATGTCGCACAGCTGTACGTTGCAGCCCTCGAATCCGGGTGCCAGCTTGGCGAACTCGTTGGTGTTGATGCGACCCGAGGCCGGCTTCTTTACCTCCGGGATGGTGACGACGATCACGTCGGTACCGCCGGCGCCCTTGCCGATCAGGGTGTCGTCGGCTACCCACATTACCTCATCGTCATTCCACTCTGCCACGTTGGCTACCGTCCCAGCCGTGGTGTTCACACCGCCGCCGATCCGCTGGTACTGGGTCAGCTGCACGATGCCTTGGTAGCTGATGGCGGCCAGGATCCGCTGGGTGGTCAGGATGGTGACGCGGACCGGGATGCCGACCTGCATGGTGCGGGTCTTGGCAGCGCCGATCTGCTGCAGCAGGAACGTGGCCAGCTGGCCGTTGTCATAGGTGCTGATGGTGGTATTGCCGTTCGAGTCAGCCGGCAGGTTCACGGCAGTGGCGCCGTTGGTGTTCAGCAGGCCCTCACCGTTCACCGGGTTGAAGCCATACAGCAGGCCGTTACGCATCTGTTGGAAGATGCCCTGGCGCATAGCCAGACGCTGTGCATCCACAATCGAGGCGCCCCAGCGGCCGAAGGCGGCCGTATCGTGGTGGTCATACTCGGCGCGGGTGCGAAGCAGGTAGGTCGGGGTGCTGATCATGTTGGCGGTCACGGTGGCCGACGGCAGCTGGTTGTAGGCCGACTGGCCAGCAGCTACCTTGGTACGGACGTCGAGACGCTTCATGTAGACAGCCAGGTCACCCTCACCCAGGCGTACCAGCGGATCACCGGTAGCCAGGGTATCGAAGGCACCGGATGCCTGCTGGTACTGCAGCAGGATTTCCGGCATCACATACGACGGGTTGACCATTACGAAAGAGGGGGTTGCGTTAGCCATAGTTCGCGGTCCTTGTTAGATCTGGATCAGGGCCGCATTGCCGACGGTCCAGTTCACGTAGTTGTTGATCGGGTCGTACTTGATCACCTTGCTGTTGGTGTTGACCCCGAGGATCTTCACCGGCAGGGCACCAGTACCTTCGTTCAGCACCGGGGAACCGGCAATGACGCCAATGGCGCCGGAAGCCGCGACGACCTGGAAGCTGAAGTTCTGGCTGTTGGTGAACGCAGTCACCTGGAAGTTGCCGTTGACCAGGGCATTACCACCGGTACCGGCGTTGGTCGCCCCGGAGATGGTGATGTAGTCACCGACCGCACCCACCAAGGTAGCAGCCGAGGCCACGCAAGCGATGGTGTACACGCCGTTGGCGTAGGTAGCGGTCATGCTGGTCAGGGCCACGGTGGCGGTCGAGTTGTAGGCCTGCAGCACCTGGTTGTTGAAGTCCCAGGACACGTTCTGGGTGATCAGGCCACCCTGGACAGCCGCGATCAGGCTCGCGTCGCAACCGACCACGATACGGGCACCCGAGCCCATGCGGTAGAACGGCACGGTCATGCCGGAACCAGCCGACGGAGCCTGCGACTGCGGCGAGGTCACCCAGTTATGGGCCTGGTTCAACACCGAGAAGCCGGTCAGGTTAGCCAGGCTGGTGGCGCGACCTACCGGGCCCCCATAGGTGCCGTCGTAGCCAGCCGGTGGGACGTTCTCGTAGATGGCGATGCCACCCCACATCGGCAGGGTTTCGGTGCTGTTCAGCCAGCCACCAGCCAGGCGGTTGCGGATGGTCGGATCATCCAGCGCCGAGCCTTGGACGTAGCCATCGGACTGAACCGAGAAGCTACCAGCCCCGTTGGTGGTGAGATACGGGTTGAAGGAGATGTTGCTAGCCATGGTTTAGGCCCCCTTGTTGATTTGGCGCTGAATCATGCGCGGCGCCTTGAATTGATTGGTCCAGGCGCTCGGCTTGCCGATAAAGGTCTTGATGACGCGGCCGGTCTCATCCTTGCGGGTGCGCTCAATCAGCATGTCCTCCGGAATATCCGTCGGGTTCATGGCCGACTTGGCGGCATCCGCGTAGATCTGCTCCTCAGCGATGCTCAGCACCGAGCTGTCCACTCGGGACAGGTCGACGCCCTTCCAGGCCTCGCTGTGGTTCTTCAGGCCGCTAGCCAGTCGCGTGCGGTAGGCTTGCAGCGTCTCACCACGCAGCGGACCCGGGGCCGAGTCTCCGAAGGCGGCGTACACGCTATCAGCTTTCGCCTGGTGCTTGGCCATCTCGCTGTAGTCATCATCGAAGCAAGACTTCGGGATGTGGGTCACCGCGGACTCGAGACGAGCGATGCGCTCATCAGCGTCCTTGCGAGCCTTCTCCTCCTCCTCTTCCTTGCGCTTGGCTTCTTCCTCAGCGTCCTTCTTAGCCTTGGCTTCCTCCTCGGCCGCCTTCTCGGCATCCTTCTTAGCCTTGTCAGCCATGGTTTTGCCCTCCTCGGTGTCCTTCTTGGCCTTGTCGGCGTCCATCGAGGCGGCGGTCGGTAGAGCTTCACCCGGCATCGAGCCCTCATCCTTCTTGGCGGAATCGGCGCGGGTGCGTTCGTCCTCCAGCTTGGTAATGCGGTTGGCGAGGGATTCAAAAGCCGAGGAGATCTTCTCCAGGTGCTTCATCCAGCTCTCACCATCGCCGCTGTCCTTGCGGGCAACTTCTTCCAGATTGTCCTTCTTGGACTCATTTTCAGTTGGCATGGCACTGTCCTTCAATGCGTATGTAGTACGTTCAGACTGGGGGAGCTCCCCCGCTTGGTCCACCTGGCCACTGCTGGCGTGGGCGGAATCGACACCGGTTGGAGGGCCACCCTTGTCCCAAACCCCCTGGAGGCAGACTGCCAGGTGGTCAAGAAGCCCGGGCTTCCCTTCAATCAGGATCGACCGTCCGTCAGCCAGGTCAAGCTTAGTGTTGTCATCGGTGTTGGTGAAGTAGACACTGGGCGACGTAGAAAGTTGGTGTTTGGCCATAATTTCAGCAGCTTCGTCATCATAGACCCGGCTGATGCCCCACACCTCGTCACCTGAGATGTACGGCAGCATTATAGCCCCGATGTTGCGTTTTTTGAATTGCTCACTGTTGAGCAAGTTCTCCTCTGGATGCTCCACGATGACGGTCAGCCCATTGCACCGAGCTAGGAACTCATCAGTCAGGTAGTTCTCCGGTGGCCGATAGACGAACTCATCAAGTGCCCGGCGATAGGCGGTGCCCGTGCCAGTGATGCGCAGGTTAAAGAGCCAGACGTTGTGGAACCGTTGGGGAGACGGCAACTTGCCATCCCTGATGGCTTGGGCCACCTCCAGCTCCGTCACGTTGGGGCCCAACGTGGACTGGGCAAATTTTGGCCCCAGCACGCAGCGGACCAGCCCCGGATGGAGGGTGAAATTGTCCATTTATTGACCTCTGCAAGTTAATCTCACTGCTACACATTTTGCTACAGCTTCACATTTTCTCTATATTGTTGGTCGGCTAACGGTAGTGTAAGTAAAATATACTGAGACTACAGAGAGGGATAAGAGAAATAGAGGAAAAATGTGAAGCTGTAGCAAAATGTGTAGCAACCTAAAACGCGCAGGAAACTTGAGTTCAGGTAGGGTGTAGATACATTGGCCCTAACTTATTCCGTAAGTTTCCTGATGCCTTCCTGTTTAACCAGCTAGCGCTTCTGGGTCCGTCGGCAGCTGTGCCCTTGCCATGTCCAGCACCTCCTCCAGTGCCACCCACCGGTAATCGATGCTTTCGGGGCACATCACCACCGGGAACGGCTGCACGTGGGCCAGGTACGTCGTGAACTCCGTGCTCTCGATGCGGGTGCGGCTGATCAGCTGCAGCGGGCCCTCATAACGGAACCCAGTCTCCTCAAATGCCTCCCTCCGAGCAGTCTCCTCGATGGTCTCACCTGGCTCGTGGTGACCACCAGGGAAGGCCCACTCCAGCGGGTGGTCGCCACCGTTGCCGCGTCGCATCAGCAGCACCTTGCCGTCAGCCACAAAGCAGATACCTGCTGCCTGTGTCCAGTCCGTGGTCGCGCTCATGATCAGAACCCCTTGTGGGCGATCACCAACAGGTTGGCCGGTGCCGTGCCAGCCGTCACAATTGTCAGCCCCGTGGTGAAGCGCAGGTCCCAGTTGGTGATGGCCAGCTGGCTGGTGGTGTTGAGCGTGATCATCGGCTGGCCCACCGGCGACAACCCGTCGTAGATGGCCACCTGGCTGGCGGTGCCGGGCACCCCCACCACCAGGCTCATGACGGTGCCCTGCCCCTTGATGATCGCCGCGTTGGTCACGTTCGACGTCATGGAGATATTCATGCCGTACTCCTTTGATTGAAAAGATAAAGCCGGCAAACATACCCGGCCGGCTTTATTGTACCACGTCCCTCTGGCACCAAATCACCGTGGGTCGATGTAGCTCACCAGCTGGTTGATGGTGGTCATGGCCGTTACTGCAGCCACCTGCACGTCCTCCGCGGCGTCGTAGGTCTTGGCCAGGGCCGCCAGTGGCACCGCAAAGGCCATCGCTTCGTCGGTGGTGGCCAAGCTCATCTCCGTGCCATCTAGTGACGTGATGGCATAGGGGAGCAGCGCTGAAGCTGCGGTGGAGCTAGTGCCCACCAGCGCTGCCAGCACCCCGAACTCAGCCCGGGAGCCAGCGTCCGTCGGGAACGGGTGACTATTGTAAGTGATCGTCCCGTTGTTCAGGAGCTGCTGGGTCTTGGCGATGATGCTGGCCAGCAGACCCGCCCGGACCTGGGCCATGGTGTAGGGTTGGTTCCCGGGCGGCGCCCAGGTCACGCGCCCGTTGGTATCGGTGCTTTGCATCCAGCCCTGACCAGCCGGAAAGAGGCTGGTCCCGATGTCGATGGGAAGCTGGTTCGGGTGGGCGTCGGCGTACCCACTGGCGAAGTCGCTGAAGCTAGTGCCCGTGTAGATCCCGGCGCCAATGGCGAGATTCGTCCCGTCGGTTGAAACAACTGCGTACTTGGTCATGGTGCCTCTCCTTAGCGTGGGTCGATGTACTGGACCAGTTGCGTAATGGTGGTCATAGCCATGATAGCGGCTACCTGGTCGGCCTCAGCTGCGTAGACCCCCTTAAGTGGGGACAGCATCGACAGCGCGAAGTCTTGCGCCTCATGGATGGTGTCGATGCTGACCTCGGTGTTGTCATCCGCCAGCACGCGCAAGGGCAGCAACTCGGTGGCAAATGAGTTGGAGATGGACACGGTATTCGCCAGCAGCACAATGTCGTCACGGGTCTCATGGTCACGCGCAAATGTTTTACCCTTGAACGTCACGGTTCCCGAGTACTCGAAGTACGGCATCTTGTTGATGACTAGCTGGACCACCTTTGTTCGAACAGTGTCGATGGTCTGGAAGATGTTCCCCTTTGGCCGATACTGCTTGACACCGGAACCTTGAGAAGCAACAACGGTTTCCGACCAACCCTGGCCCTCAGGGAACTTGGACTGGCCGATGTCGACCAGCTGCTGGTTGGGGTTGGTTGCGTGGTAGGCAGCCTGGAAGTCGGTGAATGGCCCGGCAGCTGTGTTGTAGTACGACACAAGCCCCACGGAGTTGTTGTCCGTGGTGATCGCCGCGTATTTGATGGTCGTCATTATTTGATCCTCGTGATCTGGATGTTGCCACCGTACCCGGCAGAGAGCCCACCAGCGCCACCCGCGTTAGCGGTCAAGGTGGTGCCGCTGGTCTGCCAGGTATAGACTTGGAAGTACTGACCCACGCCTAGGGTCATGGTCGCGCTCCCGGCTACGGTCGTGATGTCACCGGAGCAGGCATTGATCGTGCTGTATGCCAGCCGTTCCGCACCTGAGCCATTGAAGCTGATCCAGCCAAATCGATGCCCAGCTGAGTTGGTTTCGTAGCTGATCAGGTAGGAAACGGTGATGGTGATTCGTTGCTGGGTGTTGTTGTAGAAGCCATACGTGTAGGGCGAGTACGCAATGCCGGTGGCAGCCGCGTTGAAGTTATACAGCTCGTCGGCAGTGTCATAGATAACAAGCGTATCCGTAGAATCTGGTACGCTAAAGCCAGCGCTGGAGTACTGAGCAAATACCGAACCCCGCGCCGTGTTGCGGTACCAGGTACCCGTGCCGGCGTTGTACTCCAGCGTGTCCTGGTCGATGATGCCGTCTACGCTGATTGGGGCGCCCTTGATCGTCGGGTAGCCCATCGTCAGCAGCCCGTTGAAGTACGTCAGCACCTTCCAGTCATCGGCTGGGGAAGCCAAGGTGCTTTGTGGTACCGGCAGGCCACCAACCCTGGGTGCACCCACGGCCCACACGCCGTTAACCGGGTCGTAGTACGGCGCGTCCCCCAACGTGGCTGGGGCTGCCGACTGCGCCCATGGCTTGCTGCCCAGGTAGGTTTGTGCGGCCTGCAGCTGCCCGCTGACGTACGCGTTGCCCGCACCCGCCTGCACGGTCGTGTAGGTATAGCTGAGCCACGTGTTGATCGCACTGGTGTTGATGCCGCTGTACAGCGTGGTTCGGCCGCTGTCGATGTAGTACTGCATCCCGATGGCCACGCTGCTGGATGTCACCTGATCTGCCACGGTGGTCCAGAACAGCTGCACGCCGGTTTGGCAAATGGCGGTCGTGCCGTCGCCCTCATCGATGGCTGGGTCGGAGCTCGGGTTGACGTACTGCACCTTCAGGAACCCGCTGTCCACACCAAGCGCCTCAATCTGGAACAACCCGTTGTTGCCGCTAAAGGCAGCGCCTTGAATGATCAGGTAGCCGCCTACAACCAAGTTCGTCGTGGATGTGGCCTGGTCCAGCCAGACCTCGGACGTGATGCCAGGTGCAATGGAGCGGATGGCCAGCACGTTGTAGCTGACGCCTGGCGCTTGCACCTGCCCTTGGTAGCCTGGCACCGCCACCACCCCAGTCAGGTAGGCCAGCGCCGCCGTGTCGTCCACCGTCAGGCCATATTGATCAATCACGACGTACGGGAAGTTCTGGTCACCCGAGTGCTGGCGGTAGAACACACATGCCCCGACGTTGTCGTTGAACGTCCACTTAACCGCGCTGGCGGGGCTGGACGGGATGACGCCATTCCCCACATCCACGAACGGCACGTTCACGACGCACGGGCCGCCAGTCAGCCACACGTCGTACGGGGTGATCAACCCCTGGCCGATCGGCTTCGGCAGCCAGTAGTTCTGCGACGGCAGCGGGTTTTCCCACGGCGGCGTGTTGCTCTCGGCCGGGCCACCAAGGCCGCTTACCGTGAGTTGCGTCACGTTCCAGTTGGTAGCGTTGCCGGTGTAGGTGAAGCGATACACCCGCGTCGTGCTGACGCCAAGCAGGATGTTGCCGCCGGAGCTAAGCGCCCCGGTAAAGCCCTGGCTGACGTTGTATGTCGCGATCTGGCAGTTGTAGTTGCCGGGTCCGATGTTGATGACCTCGACCCAGTCACCGACGTTGAGCCACGACGACCCCGCGCTGATGTCCGGCAGGGTATAGATCCCGCGCAAGGCACCGTCGCTGCCCGAGAACTGCAGGCGCTGGAACCGGTACTGCTGCCAGTTCGCTTGCGTCTTAAGGTCCACCTGGCCCGTGAAGGCTTGCAGGTTCACGCCAACGAACGTAGATGGCACCTTGCCCCCGACAAGCGTCAAGCCAGACTTCGTGATGGTGCGGCTATCACCCGTGCCGATGGTCAGCTCTTGGGACGCTGGCGTGGACACGTAGGTCAGGCCGCCTGTACCGACGAACTGCGCCGTCGTGAACCGAATGCGGTAGGGGCCAACTGGGAAGTTGAATGAGCTGGTTGTGCAGTAGACGTTGAAGTTCACGCCGCTGTAGTCGATGGCAAACTTAAACGCCGGCCCCAACCCGGTGAAGATCGTGCCACCATCTGACGAGATGCCTAGCGTGGTGATCTGCTCTGCTGAGGGGATGGCGAACCAGACAAAGCGGGCGCCTGACACCGAGGTAAAGTCCGTGGTCAACGTGTTGAGCTGGCTGGCGTCCCAAGTATTGACTGTGTTGGCCGTGGGCAAGGCCGCTTTGACAGCGGACGCGGTCAAGGTGCTGCTGGCGTCGGTGAAGAAGCGGATGGCCAGCGTGGAGCCGCCGCCAGTTGCGCTAATGATCGGGCTGCGCGGGTTGGTGGTGTCCACCGTCACGTTGGTCCCAGCTTGGATGCTGCCCACCACGCTGTCGTTGGTAAACGCAGACAAGGCCGTGGGCTTGTGCTGGATAAAACTTGGCAGCGCGTTGTTTGCCTGCGTCCAATCGGCCTGTACCTGCGCTGCTGGTATGTCAGCCAGGTCTGCGATGGTCGTCAGCACCGACTGCTGGCCGAAGATCTCGAAGTAGGGCACGTTCTGCCCAGCCAGCACGTCACCCATCAAGGACAGCGTTCCCGTCCCAGCGGTCAGGGTAACGAACAGCACCTGGCCGTCGGTGAAGAAGGCTGGCACGGGCAGGTTAACTTGTAGGTTAACTGGGCTCCCAGTCGGGTTCGCCGGGATGTCAAAGCCTACCCCGCCGGTGGATCGCATGTAGTCGAAGATGGGCGGGTCGTGGGTGAACGAGGTCACACGGACCTGCAGGTTGCAGCTGGTGGCCGCGGTGGCGTTCGGTGCCACCTTGAACGTGTAGCGGTTGCGGTTCCCGCGGTCCGTGGAGGTGATGCTGAACTGCAGCGTCTGGCCGCTGAAGACCTGCGTGGCCGCTACCGGGGATGGCGCCGTGGTGAATGGGCCAAACTTCTCACGCCACGCGGTGGAAGCCCCGCTGCTGGTCAGCTCGTAGCCTACCGGGTAGAACTTTCGGCCAGATGCTAGCTCAGTCGAAATGATGATGGAGCCACCGTTGCTGAAGTCCCAGTTCCCCACCTGCAAGGCACCGCCGTCAGGCAGCTGCATGGGAATGTCAGACGTGATCATGTCCATCGAGGCCCCGAGCATCTGGCCACCTGGGGTGCGGGTCAGCCCTGACGGGGTGAGGGCGCCGCTGCTCGCCTGCGGGATTACCCCAGCTGCCAGCGCCTGCACGCTGCCGACGGTCGCGTTGTCCGGGTTGGTGAAGGCATTGGTGTTCGGGTTCGACTCATACAGCCGCTTGATATCGCTAGCGTCAAGCCCGGTGAAGAACACCCAGCCGCCGGCTGTGTAGGTCAGATCCGGGCCGGCCCACTCGTAGGTTCCTATCTTCGTGGTATCCGGGTCCGCGGTAACCGTGGCCAAGGTCACGAAGACTGGGTTGTTCAGCAGCTCGGAGGCGTGGGTTTGGCTCCAGGCATCCATAGCAGCAAAGGTGGTAAATGGCTGGCCAGAGGCAATGACAGTCTGGCGACCCGTGTAGGTAATGCCATTCGCGTAGGTACGCGGATCAAAGTTCGACATAGCCAGCTCCTAGTAGGTGGTGACAGCAGCGCAGGTCACGGTCACGGAGCCATTGGCGACTGCCGTGGCGACGGCCCAGGTGATGCCGCCTGCGTACTGCAGGAACTGGGAGTAGTCCACGTTGGTGTTGGAGCCCGGGATCTGGCTGGTTGAGGGCAGCGTCAGCGTGCCAATGGTGGTGCCACCAGTTGACTGGTTGCCGTTCGGTGCCCACTTGATGGCAATGGTCGCGGTCACTGGGGTGGCGCCAGTCGGCGCACCCACCACCGAGAAGGACTTGCCAATCTCAGTGATCGTGACGGGCGTGCCAGCGGTGCCCGGGGTGTTGGTGGTAAGGAGGGTAAACGTCTGCACCACGGGCGGCGTGCTGTTGCCACCGCTCACGGGTAAGGGGTTCACCGGGGAGACCACGGCGCCGCCTTGTGCCAGGTACACGGGCACGGCTGACGCCGGGTTGGACGGGTCATTTGGGATCGGCATAACTGGGACCTTTTATGCGGTTGATCGGTTAAGTTGTAGGTGCTGCTTAGCGCGCTTTGACCTCCTGGAGCTTGGCGCGCCCCTTCGCTGTCAACATATCCGCCGGGAGGTCGCGGAGGTTGTAGATGTAGCTGACGTAGCACGAGCAGAAAACCTCCTCTGCCGGCTTGGTTACCTGGTCGCTGTAACCTGCCTGCCCTGCCTTGACCAAGCCCTCCTGGTGCGCCCAACTCCCCCGAATCAGGTACACCAGGCCGTCACGCTCCTTGTGGTCGACGCGGTAATTATAACCCGGTCGGCGCCAATGGGAGTGCCAAACTTGCGCGATGGCCCCCTTGTCGCTGGCGATGATGTCGTTGATGTCGCTGATCAGCTTGTGCCCCTGATCAATGTGCACCCGGCGCTCCTCGAAGGGCAATTTGTTGAACGGTTTCAACAAGTTAGGTGTCACGTCCTTGAGCTTGATGGCGCGGGTGCCTCCGGGTGGGATGGAGGTGGACCAGCCGGCGAAGCGCTGGACCGTCTCCTCCATCATTCGAGCCCGGTTGAGCTTGATCAGGTTGGCGCTGGCCAGGATGCGCCGGTCCAGCTCGTGGTGCAGCCGCGGGGCCAGCTGGTCCAGCGTGAAGCGGCTCAGTCCCTGGTGCAGCTTCAGCACCCGCCCCTTACCGACCTGCTGGGCAAAGAGCTGCCCGAACAGGCGCGTGAGCTTGGCGTTGACCTGGCTCTCAGGCACCAGGTCCGCCCGGATGGCCGTCCTTAGCTGGCTGACCCAGTGCTCCATGCGCGCCTCGCTGTCGAAGCCATGGGCCAGCAGGTCCTGGATGGCGGCTTGCATGACCTTCCGCAGCTGGCTCATAGGCGCAGGTCCTTCGGGTCACCGACAGCCTCGTCCTGGGGCAGGTTGGCTAGGTACTCCTGCAGCTCCTCGAGGTCCAGGAGCATGGGCTGCGGAAACAGGAGCTTCAGCTCGTTGTAATTGTCCATCGCCCACTCGATGAGCCTGGCCTTGTTGCCCGGGTCCACGGTGGGCATGAGCACGACCAGCAGCTCGGTCAGCGCCTTGAGCTTCTTCTCCTGGCTTTCCAGCTTCTTGGACTCCGGCTCCTCCATCAGGCTGGGCCACGTGGTCTCGAAGTTGTTGTACCACTGGAAGAAGGCGGTCTCGTACTCGACCTCCTTGTACTCGGGGAACTCGGCCTGCACGCGGGCATAGAAGTCCCGGTTCCAGGCGCGGTAGCGCACCAGCTTGTCCAGGAAGTCGTAGAGCGGCTGCATGTCGTTCCGCACGCCGTGGCAGTAGCGTACCACCTCCTTGGCGTCCTCGGTGCCTTCCCCAAAACCCTCAGCAAACGTCTCGTTGTTCAGGATCTGGGCCGGCATGTCGGCAGCTGCCGCGATGTTCTCCAGCACGTTCTTGCGCGCTACGACCATGGCGGTATCGGCGTTCTGCAGGTTCAACGTCTCAACGGACTCCTCAGTTGAGATGCTGAGCACGTTGTCCGTCTTGGCCTGCTGGAGCAACCGGCGCTTGACCCCGCCCATGGCGTACATGAGCTTGTCCGTGATGGAGCCCACCTGCTTCATCTTGGCGATCAGGAGCCCCGCCTTGCGCGTCACCATGTCGTCCGTCTGCATGGACTGCACGAAGGTCTTGAGCGGGAAGAGGGCACGCTGGTAGACCGAGCGACCCACGAAGCCAAAGGCGGAGGTGGTGAACTCGATGTAGATTGGTTCCTCGTTCATGATCACGCAGGCCCTGGAGCGGTGGAAGGTCTTACCAGCCACCGTGATGTCACCTCGCTTCTGGAAGTCCACGGCAGTGGGGTTCTGGTTCAGTACCAGGGAGCCGGCCGTGTTGAGGGGGTCCAGGACGTTGAAGTAGATCTTCTTGGCGTACAGGTCCTTGAGCTCAGCCGGCCGATCGGTCTCCTCGCCCTCTACGCCGTACACCAGCGAGGCGATGCCGTAGATACGGCTCAGCCGCATGGTGTTAGCGATCAGCTGGTCGCAGCCCAGGTTCTCCCACTCACGGTTGAAGGCATCTTTGACCATCTCCTCCGGGCTGCCTTGCACGGTGATCGTGCGCTTCTGGCTCATGGCCATCTTGATGGGGCGGTCGACCATCTTGGCACCCAGCGGGTGGTAGGTGTAGATGATCTTGCAGAGCTCGTAGCTGGGGTCAGAGCCCGGCTCGATGCTGTCAGCCATTAGCACCTGCTGCAGCGGTGAGCCAAGGCCCGTGCCCTCAACATTGATGGTGCCGTACCCCTGGCCGGTGGTGGCGTTGTCATTTCCGAACATTAGTAGCCGTCCTCTGTGCCGATGCCGATTGAGATCCCGTAGCAGAACGTATCGTAGAGGTCATCGGCTTGGTTGGGAAGCCCCAGGCGGTAACCGGTTACCTGGGAGATGAAGTGGTTTTGCTCGCGGTCATTATATGCCTTCTTCTTGCGGTAGGCGCTTTCAGTAATCTTCACGTCGCCTCGCGCCACGTAGTCCGACACACCCAGGCCCCGGCTGTCCTTGCCCAGCTCCACCAGCTTCGAGTCGATGGCTTGCGCGGCCCAGCCCTTGACAGCGGCCTTCTGGAGCAGGATCGTCCCAGCTGCCTTGTCCTCGATGTAGAGCCCACCGGAGCCCAGGCGTGCCCCCAGGGCCTTGGCCAGGTGGTCCAGCTGGCGGATGATGCCTGGCACCCAGTCCTCAAGCAAGGCCCCGTCAATCTTCACGATGTCCCAGTCCACAACCAGCAGCGGGACGCCGGCAAAGCGGTTGCGGGCGAAGAAGGTGACGGCCGTGCCGTCGTTCTTGTCGCCACCCTTGAAGGCGGTGTCGATGACGGCGTAGACGTAGTCCACCTGCGTGGGGTCGGGGTGGGGGTGACCGAAGATGAGCAAGCTTTCCTCCTGGAACAGCGTGCCCTCAATCGAGCGGGGCAGCTGCTGGAACAAGCTGGCCCACGTGCGTGGGTTGCGCTCGAACTGCGCCCAGTGCTTCTCATTGAACCACTCAGGCCAGAGGTACTCACCCACCTGGCGGTTAAGCGGGTCGTTGGGCAGCTCACAGCGCGCTTGGAGCGAGATCACCCGCCAGATGTTGCCGTCACGGCACAGGATATCACCGGACTGACCTGCCCAGTCCTCAGGCAGGATGCGGCCAGCGAGGTCGTCCTCATGCCATCGCGTCTGGATCAGGCAGATCCAGCCACCAGGAATCAAACGTGTCTTGAGGTCATCCTCGTAGGCGTCGTAGGTCTTCTGGCGGATGGTGGGGGAGTCAGCTTGCTCGCGGCCCTTGATGGGGTCGTCGATGATCACGCCACCAGCCCGGTTCCCGGTGATGCCACCCAAGAGCCCGGTGGCCATGTACTCGCTGCCGTTGGTCAGCGCGAACTGGTTCACGGCGTTGGAGTCCCGCGTCAGCTCGGCATTATAGATACCGCGGTAGCGGGGCTGCTTGATGACGGACCTGGTACGGCGACCCATCTTCTTGGCGAGGTCGTCCCCGTAGCTGGCGAGGATCAGGCGGCGGTTGGCCTCCTCTCCGAGGTACCGTGAGGGGTAAACCACCGAGGCGTAGGTGGACTTGGCGGAGCCCGGTGGCATGAACAGCATAAGCCGGCCGAAGGGAGTTTTGCTTGTCTTTTCAAGGGCTTGCATGATCAACCGGTGGTGAAGCGCCATGGTCGATTCAATGGGCTTGAAGAACTCGGTGTCGGGGTCGTCGGTGGCTGGTTTACCAGGGATGTCGATGGCGTTGCAGTAGTCCAGCACGTCGGCGCGTGCCCGGCGCCGGATCAGCAGCTCCTTGGCAGCCTCAGCTCTGGCCTTCGCCACGAATGATAACGGCGAGCTCATCGTCAGATAGTCCTTTCAGGTTCACAGCGTCACCAACCCCGGTGGCGTTGATGTTGATGTTTTGCGTTACGGTATCGATGTTCCAGGCCTTGCGCTCGCCCGACTGACGGATCATTAGAATCTCGGCGGTGATTTTGGTGAGCTTGGCGAGGTTGAAATCGCGTCGGGCAAAGGTCTCGTCGAGCAGCACCGCGTGGGTGTCCCACTCACGTCGATGGCGGTGAATGACGTTCGCGCGGGCTTGCGCTTCATTCTCGATGGCCTCATCCCTTTTGACGGGATCTTGCGATTTTTGAATTTTCGCAAGGCGCTCTTGAGTCCGCATTTTAATCGCCGCTTCAGCATCTTGGCGCCACCCTTCAATGCTTCGGCGCCTGTTAATGGCTGTAGCGGAGATGTTGTACTTGAGCGAAAGGTTCTGCACGGTGGCGCCAGCCTCGAACTCAGCGCGCACCGAGCGCCATTCGTCGCCAGTTGGTAGAACCACGCGTTTTTCACGTTTTTGCTTGGTGGGCGAATCGCCCTTGTCCGCTTTTACGCGCTTGATCGCGGCAGCGTCGCGCTTCGGAGCAGCAGTC